TTAGACCTTGCATTGTAAATACTTCAGAACCTGTTATTAGTAAGGGTGAAGATGGAGATGCTAAAGGTGCATCTTTCGATATTAGATTATCTCCGTGGATTCCATTAGGTAAAGGAACTAGATTCCCAGTACCTTTGGATTGGATTGTAACTTTTATTGATCCTGTCGATGAGTTACATCAAATGTATACAAGAGATATTCTTCAAGAAACTGAAGAGACTCAAGAACAAACTGTAGTTTTAACCGATGAATGTGAGGATTGTTAAATGGCAGAAGAACTTAAACCACAAGTAATTGTATTCCACACTGGTGGAACAGTTATATCTAAGATAGAAGAGGTTGGAGCAGATATTGGGGAACCAGATTGTAAGTTGATTGAACCTTTTAATCTCATACCTCAATCTAATGGCAATGCAACATTAGAACCTTGGTTAGGAGAATTAACAAGTCAGAATGAATTTATGATTTCTTCTGAAAAAATCTTGACTATTGCAGAACCTCTTGGTAAAATACTAGACGTATATAACAGTTTGACAAAGTAAATGAGGTTCTATACGAACGTTCAGATGGTTGGGGACAACTTCTTGGTTCGTGGTTACGAAGATGGAAAACACTTCGCAACCCGTGAGAAGTTTTACCCAACCCTTTTTGTTGAGTCCCCTAAGAAGAAGACTAACTATAGGACTCTTGAGGGTTTGCAGGTAGCACCTGTTAAACCTGGAACTGTTCGTGAGACAAGAGAATTTATAAAGAAGTACGAACCTGTACCAGGTTTTGATGTATATGGTAATGAGAGATTTATTTACCAGTATATCTCAGAGAAATATCCTGAAGATGAATTGAAGTTTGATATTAGTAAAGTTAAACTGGTTACGATTGATATTGAGGTTGCTTCTGAACAGGGATTCCCTGATGTAGAATCTGCTGCTGAAGAGATTCTTCTTATAACAGTTCAGGATTATACTACTAAAGAGATTATTACTTGGGGTAATGGTCCTTTTAAAACTCATAAAGATAATCTATATTACAAGCAATTTAATAATGAGTATGATCTACTAAATGATTTTATTAATTGGTGGATGATAGAGGAGAATACTCCAGAGGTTATTACTGGATGGAATAGTAAGTTGTATGATATTCCATATATTGTTCGTAGGATAGAACGTATTCTTGGTGAGAAATTAATGAAGCGTATGTCACCTTGGGGATTGGTGACGGAGGATGAAGTTTACATTGCTGGTAGAAAACAAATTGCATATGATATTGGTGGTATATCACAGTTAGATTATCTTGATCTTTATAAGAAGTTTACTTATAAGGCACAGGAGTCTTATAGGTTGGATTATATTGCTAGTGTAGAACTTGGTCAGAAGAAGTTAGACCATAGTGAATTCGACACATTTAAAGAATTCTATACAAAGGGGTGGAAAAAATTTGTAGAGTATAATATAATTGACGTGGAACTTGTTGACCGTATGGAAGGCAAGATGAAGTTGATCGAACTCGCACTCACTATGGCATATGAAGCCAAGGTGAATTACGAAGATGTTTTTTATCAAGTTCGTATGTGGGATACGATCATTTATAACTATCTAAAGAAGAGGGGTATTGTTATACCTCCAAAAAATAGATCCGATAAAAACGACAAGTATGCGGGGGCGTATGTCAAGGAACCGAAACCAGGACGCTATGATTGGGTTGTCTCTTTTGACCTTAATAGCTTGTATCCTCATCTTATTATGCAATACAATATCTCGCCAGAAACCCTCAGGGAGGCTAGATGTCCCAGTGCAAGCGTTGAAAGGATTCTAAATCAGGAGACTGATATAGATGGAACTTATGCAGTTTGTGCTAATGGAGCACAATATAGAAAAGATATTCGTGGTTTTCTTCCAGAATTGATGGAGAAGATGTACAATGAGCGTGTCATTTTTAAGAGGAGGATGATTGATGCCAAGAAGAAATATGAGAAGACCCCCAC